TTGAACTACATAAGTAATTGGTGAAGACTTTTCTTCTAAATCATATTCTTTGTTCTTATTATTCCAAGAGGAGTAGTTTTTGTTTTCGCTAGCACTTCGCTTGTTATCGTTGCTACCTTCATTGGTAGGTAACCCTTGAGATAATATGATGTCAGGACCATCATAAGCCGAACCTTCCATCGACAAATTGTCTTTATTAGCAGCTGGATTCCTTTTTATCCTTTGAACTTGGCCAGACACTCTAAATGGACCGAAGACACTTTTATCTACAAGTTTGTCTATATTTATTTTATTAAAATATTTAAATGGCGGTTGATCCTCATAACCCAGTCTAGACTCGATTAAAACGTTATTATAATTATATTTTGAATTATCTCTTGCATTAAAAGGCTTCTCAACTAACGAAATAGTTTGTATGTTTTTAAAATCAGATATAACCTTATCTATATCATAAGATTCCTCTTTTAAATACCCCGTCATGGAAGTTCTTGGTTGCCACCAAGGAATAAGGCCAGCTTCAACTTGAGCGCGGTGAGTATTAGCTTGTGTTTGTAATGAAGGGCTGTGAGGTATATTTAAAAATACAGCCCCTAGAATATTTTCACTAGTCTGGACTTGACCGTTTTCATTACAGACAGGAATCAAAAAGTCTACATAGCCAGAATTTTTTTGTATGCGAGATTCTTTACCGCTAGAATCAATCAAAGAAAATCTAACCTGCTTAGGATCTTCAAACGTTACAGAAGATGCTCCATTTAAAATGTCCCGTTTAGGGTAGTAGATTAGAAAATGCCCTGCATCATCAACGGTATAAAGTAATTGATCGCGTAAATCACTTACTTCACGCTCTTCCCAACCCACGCCAAAAAAACTGTTCATTTTCTGTTTTATGAGAGACCTCATAAAAGCATTATTTTGGTAAGTTACATTGTAAGCTGTAATTAAACTCCGAATAAATTTCTCTGTCCCTTTTGCCGAGCTTCCTCCAAGTTTTTCAGCCAAGACTGTATTAGCTATTCTTCTCTTTCCATTTTGATCTAATGGTTTAATAGTGTCTACATAATTTTTGTAAAAGCCAACAAAAAGTTCTGTTGTGTTAGCTGCAAAATTACTACCATTACCGAAAAGCAACGAAAATCTTTGGTGTATATTAACATGTAATGTATTAATCGACTCGTTATTAGAATCATACAATGCTATATTCGGATAATTGCCGCCTGTAAAAGTACTTAAAGCTCGAAATGTCGAACGGTCAGAAATAGAAGCTAACGGGTCTACACCATCAACCAGATTATCCCAAGTTATAAGACTATTTAATGTATCTGGATCTCCTTTACTGTAAGTTTGATTAGAGTGAGTTATATCATTTACTCTAGCACTAGATTCTCCACCCTGATCGGCTACATTTAAATTTTGGAAAGAGCTAGCAATACTCACATCTATCTTTGTAAGATCTGTTACAGATTCTTCATTATCAGAGCTTTCTACCTCTTGAATGGATATCGAAACCGGGGTAGCATCTAAATACACACCTCTTGAGGAGTCCTCCTTGTTTAAAAGGTTCCCTTTAGAATCCACTAAGCCTTCTATGGGGCCATCTGAAATAAGATCAAGAGTCTCCATGTAACTGAAAGACGACCCGAATTGAAAATCACCTATCTTTGGAGGAGACAGAACAGCAGGTTTAACGTCAGGTTTTTTGCCCGCTCCGTATAACCTTTTTTTTCTAGAAAGATGATTCATTGTTTACTAGATGGTAGGATTAGAAATCTCAATGTTTGATTCCTGATTAAAAACTCCCTCTTCAGTCTCAGGAGAATAATTATCAGATTGCATCGCATCTACAGTTCTGACAGTTTGCGGTATAGACTTCATGGACGATTGAATTACGCTAGATCCAACTTTCAATCTCCCATAACCAATTGGAAGTGGAGACCCTTGAGCAGTTAAGTTGATTATACTACTACTAAATAACAAAGATTTACTATCTGAACCTATAGTCGTTTCACCGCCATCAATAGTTCCCGGATCTGTAAGTGCGTATTGTATAGCTGCGCTAAGAAGCGTTAGAATAAGTGCTGGAACAAACCCCGGTCCAGAGCCTACAATAAAAGGAACAAAATCTATCTCTTTAGGGTGTTTATTATCCAAAAAAGATTTTTGGCTCAGCCTTTTCTTATTTACTATAAGCTCATAACTAAAACCTTGTTTCTGTAGATCTACAACGGTCTTCCGAAACCCTTCTCTATTTACATCTATAGCTCTAATGACATCTCTAGGCTTATCTATGTTCATTTTGAACACTTTACCGTATTTCTGAGCTAAAATCCCGTGTAATCTAATAGTTGTCATAATCGTCCTTGAACCTGTTATGTATATTTACATCTGTTTCTAAATTTTGTGGCTCATAAAGATTAAATTTTTTAGTCTCTAAGCTATATATAAGGAAAGGGATGCAGCAATTATTGCACATCTTTACGTCAAACTCCGAAGGTTGTTCATCTACATTGATATGGCTATGATATATAGCAACCATATCAAATTTCTCTTTAAACATTAAATACTCTAAAGGATCTAACATGAAGTTGTTTCTAGGATCTTCTGCTATATTCTCTAAATTCTGGACCACATAACCTTCTATTCCGTCATCAAAACCCAAAAAACCACAAACCTCCATGAATGGGTTACTCTCTGAGTAGTCAACTATTTCTTGCAGTTTAGATTTTAAATTCATATATTTTCTGATCCTAAAGCTTTATAATCAAATCCGTCTGTTCCGGGGAACCCACCAAAAGGTAAAGGTTGTAACGCATTTTGATTAGCTACAAACTGTTCGAATTTACCCATTGTGTAATCTAACCTCCTCGTCGAAAATTCGCTAGTGTCACCAAATCCTGTTAGGTGATTGTCGGCATCTGACTCATCTAACACGTAAAAATTACCACTGACAGATGTCGTATTCATATCATACCAGCCCTTTAGATTAGTTCTTAAAGAGGATAAGTAACCAGTAGTTTCTCCATATGATACAGGCGCATAGTCACAATATAGGTCAACACGTTTTTGTAAGTTGTTGTCAGTTAGGTAGTATTCAGAATCAGCTATGCTATTTGCCGAACCCAACCAAGAAACTTCGTCATTAGTTAGTTTTTTATCCCACACACAAACCTGCGCTATATCGCCTCCAAAACAATTTTCTTTATGAATATTATTTTCGCCAGTTGCCTCGCCAAATATAGAGAAAAAGTCTACTCCTTTGTCAAAATTATCAGACCTCATTGTGATTTTATTCGCACAAGTAAACTCTCCATACTGATTTTTATATGGGTTAACTAGCACCTCAACGCTGGGGTAAGAAGGAGAAGTAACCCTAAAGACTAGAAAGTTAAATTTTTCTGATGAGGCTATTTTAGTGGGTATTTTCTTCGTGTGACTTCTATCTGAGCCAGCTTGAAGAGCCGATAATTCTAAGAACAACCCCTCTTCACCCTCAATTCTAGAGGAAAAGTGCAAATTAGCTGTAACACTATCTGTAAATGAACCTGAAGATGAAGGCTGAAAAGCTTTATCTGTCCTAGGTAGAGCTTTAGTAGCGAATACCGTTGGGTCCATCCATCCAGTAGGGCTTTTGTATTGCTTGTCCCCGCGCATCCAAACAGAAACAGTCCAATTAAAAGTGTTAAAAACGCCAGTCACATCAGAGTCAAGAGTCGCTAGAGTAGCACCCTGCTCGCCATCTAAATGTAAGTAATTAAAACCTGTTTCTTCCGCTCCTAAAGATACCCTTTTCAAACTTTCACTCGTAAATCTCTTCTGACAGGCTTCAATTTTTTTACTACACCCGTCTTTCTGCCAAAAAGAGCCATTATCTTCTGGGTGTTGACCTGAATGGCCACTGACACAAACATACCAAGTTTTATGGTAGATGGGTTGATTATCTTGGTTTCTGTCAACTATAATCCTTCTGTTTTCTAGGTAAATAGATTCTCCAGCATTATAAACTTTTTCAGATTCATAAAATAACTGACCAGTTCTTATAAGTTCATCATCAGCATCCACCGAAACCCTTTCGTCAACAACATTAAGAAAAGACCCACCATCTTCTTTTTCAATAGGCTTGCCTTTGTATTGACAGCCTAAACCCCTATAAGTCCAATAACAATATTTTGCATTTACGGTCCTGTAATTTACATCAAAATTATCAAGATCTAAAGGTAAATTTAGCTCAAACTCTACAAAAGCTTTATTTTCTTGGACTTTTTGACCGACTAAATATCTTTCTTCCGAAATTTCAGCTTCAGAGTTAGCCAATCCAAAAGGGTTTTGTCCATCAAAATTCACATCATCCAGATGTTTGACAAAAACTTTCTTCCTAAGTATGGCGGCGTTTTTAAAATCTTTATATTTGCCCAAGAAATAGGTAACTAACCTATCATTGTTACTTACTTTTATTTTAGGGCGGGGGAGTGTGCCATCCCCAAAAACCCCAAAACCTTCAGCTTCTATGGGTACAGGGATATATTGAACACCTTGCCAAGTTATGTTTTTACCAAACATTGAACCTCCATGAAAACTAATGAAAACACTAGGGCTATTAGTGGTATCTGGATATAATTTATATAATTCAACAATCGCTGTTGGCTGTAAATCCAATAAACTTCTTGCTACTTCGTTTTTTCCTTCAACCGCCATGTTTAATATTACACTTCTTTTAGTATTATAAGCAAGAGAAATGATAATTAAACAGCTAATCAATAAAGAAGAATCTTGGGACGATTTTTTCAATTTCTGTTTGAAATCTAAACCTTACGCAGCTTTCTGCTCTGGCTCTAGGAGCATGAGAACTCATGCAATAAGAAGGCATTTCGATGAATTCTGCAAATATTGCGATGTTTACTCTTGCGGTGATATTGGTTACGTTTTTACTAAAGAATTAACCTATCATAATCATATCCAGTTTTTATTTGGAAATGGCTCCAAGCCCAGCTTAATGAAGGTCAGAGCTTTTCACGATATAATGGATAATATTAGATCAAAAAATGGTAAATACTTCGTCTCAGAAATTAGACGCACATTTAAGGTGGATTTTTATAAAAAATGGATAGATAGATACGATAAAAGAGCTATAATATTGAATAATAAGGACCAAACTGTCCTATGGTATAACGAAATAAAAATGAATAAAGATCTCAAAGTTGTAGGGACTAACGACTCAAGTAGTCATCTACAAGATAAAATTGTTCAATATGACATCATAAATGTAGAATCTGGTATCAATGCATGTGTGACTCAAATCACTATTGATGATCAGAAATATTTTTTTGATGGGAAGCGCGTTTCTCTAAGAGAGGGGAAATGTTTAATCGAGGGCATGATCTCTGATGATAAAAGCTTTGCAGCTAATATAGCTTTAGAATTTAAACCATAATGAACCAAGAATTACTAAAATATCGAGTCTACGATAAAAAAGGGAAGTATCACCAATCATACCTTTCAGAGGATGATGCAATTAATTGTGCTAAGCATGTGTCTGGCTCCGTAAAAAGTGTAAAAGACTATGACGAGAAAGAGATCTTTAACAGTAAAAAACAAGTAAAGTGATGTCTCTAATCAAATCCGTGTTAAAAAGCGTTGAATTATACCTTATGTTAAGGAATAAATTAGCCTTTTTTGAAATTAAAAATCAACATAGAAAGATAAAAAATGAACTTATTAGTGAAATTGAAGAATTACGGGCTGCTGGTGATAGCAACTCCTCTGATCGCGCTGACCTCTTGCGAAAGCGCCTCAAATCCGAAAACGACGACTTTAAACATATATCAACCGTCTTCCTTGAAACTGAAGGCGGGTCAAGCGATTCAGACTAAAGAGGGAATATACACCCCTCCGACTGATGAAGTTTGGCATTCTGACGCTCGATACAGAAAGTTAGAAAGAGAACTCTTTGACTAATTTAAAACGGCACCTGTTATGGGTGCCGTTTTTTTTTGGAATTTACCTCTCTCCCCTTTTGCTTAAAAGCAAAATTATAAATATGGAGCTAAGCAGAATAAAATGCGCCTCTGGAATTGCAGTACCCGTGGTACCATTAAACTTTAAAATAGAAGGATCTTGGGAAAAGGACACCCCGTTTAAGTAGATATCATTCCCTTGTTCCGAAAACTCCTGTACTGAATTTAAAGTGAGTTTGGCATTTGGAGACAAATTGACAATAGACCTTTCTGTTTGGCTATTTATTGAGTCCCCAGCCCCTCGGAGCGTCAAGCTGCTAGTTGAATCTACATTTATCTTTAGGCCGATTGCAGAAAACATGGCGTCCATACTCGATCCTTCAGTTATATTCAGAGTAGAGTAAACACCATCATCATCCTTCACTCCAGTAAAACCATTGTTGTTTTGGAAAGTAAAATTCGTAGATTTTAACGTAACTGAAAACCCATTTCCAATTTCGATATTAGAATAAGAAGGACTATCCTCAAGTATTTTAGCATCTGTTATGGTTAGTATGCTAATGATGGCAGAATCTCGATCCAACTCTTTCAAGTCCGATTCTGAAAAATCCCAATTCGGAGCATCATAAAAATCATAGATATCCTCTTCTTCTGCGTCCCAAGAAATAATTGAATCTTCCTTTTTATCTTCGCTCTCGGATGTCTCTACGACTTCCTCACTACTAATCGAGGTAGGTCTTATAGGATTAATTACAGGGTTAATAGTGGGGTTCCCTGTTGGGTCTATTTTACGTATTATACCTCCTGTAGAGATTATAACAGCAGATTTAGCTACGGAAATAATTGAGAGTAAAGTTATGAGTGTGCGCTTCATTTCTTCTTTTTTAGTATAAAGTTTTTAAGTTTAGTTAGATTCCCCGTCAACTTACCCAACAACCTACCCAGCTTACTATCTTCAGGTACAATATAAGAAAGCGTCCCCAATAAACCCAAGATAGAAATAATAAACTCAGGCATTGACCCCATGTAAGGAGCAAGTATTTTTTCAAATAAATCTTCCATAATAACTATTTTCTTATCATGTTAGGGAGTTTAATCACATCAGGGACTTGAGTGACTTGGTCATCTTCTTCTAGTTCGAATGTTTCTTCTGAATTCTCAATATCTGTTTTTTCTTTTTCACCCTCTTCAGACTGTTCTTCAGGCTCACCTTCTTCAGATTCTTCCTCCACTTCTTCTTGCTCTTCCTCTTCCCCCTCTTGTTCCTGTTCTTCTTCTTCCTCTTCTTCCTCTTCAGATTCCTCCTCTTCTTCTTCGGACTCCTCTTCTTCTTCGGACTCCTCTTCTTCTTCCCCTTCTTCTTCGGACTCTTCTTCTTCGGACTCTTCTTCTTCGGACTCTTCTTCCGATCCCTCTTCTTCTTGCTCTTCTCCAGACTCCTCTTCAGACTCCTCTTCGGATTCTTCTGTTTCTTCTTCAGTTTCCTCTTCAGTTTCCTCTTCAGTTTCTACAGAATCCTCCTCTTTAACAGCTTCTCCTTCGCCTTCTTCATTATTTTCTTCTGTAGGCTCACCCTCATTTCCTTCGGCCTCGTCAGACGCTTCGCCTTCCCCCTCTTCACCAACAGACCCTTCATCTTCTCCTTCTTCTCCCCCTTCGTAACCTTCTTCAGATGTACCAATGACATCTCCATAACCTTTTTCGGCATATTCTACAATCGCCTCGGTAACGCCACCAAAAGGCTGAAACCCAATTGTCGTCTCAGTAAAATCATTTAAATTAGAGAACACTTTATGTTCCTGTTCTGCCACAACAGCTATTTCAGTGCCTTTTTCTTTTGTTGTTTTGGCTTGGAAGTAAGCTCCACTACCTATGGACATAGTTCCAGCAACCCCAATTGTTCCTACTTTTTGAACCGTCTCTTGTACAAAAGCGCTTAAACCAGTAGCGGCACTTGCTGTTTGAGTTGTTGCTCCAGCGGCGGCAGCAGCAGCAGTACCTTTTGCAGCTTTATCTAAGATGTCTTTATTTTTTTCAGCTATCTCACTGAGCTTATCCATAGTGGAAGTCTCAGGAGTTTCAGATTTGACTTCCCGGTTTTTGCCCTTCTCGACTTTTACATCTTCTTCTCCAACTTCTTCCTGAGAGAACTCTTCTTCAACAATTTCTTCTTCAACTTCACTACCACACTCTTCACAAACACAAGACTGATTCTCTAAATGCTCAATTCTTTTTAATAAAGCCCAAGCGGTCTCTCTTGTATGCCTGTCTAAGTCAGAAATGATATCGCTATCATCTGGATTACAGTACTTTAAAGCAAAAGCTGTAGCTTCTTCAAGATTTTTGTTGCTTTCCCCCATTTAGTTTTAATTACACCAAAAGTTAAATTTTTGAAATATTTTAATAAAAATTAAAATAAATTGTGTAATTAATCTCATGGATCATTGGACAATAGTCTCGTCAATAATATCAGCGGTATTTGGCGGGGCTTTATGGAATTATATGGGCAAAAGACTTAAAGCCGAACACCAAATAAAAAAATTAGATTACCAAACAGAAGGAGTCCTGCTTAGTAACCTAATTGATAGAGTGAGCAAGCTAGAAGCTTTGCTAATTAGCTCCTCTGAAGAAAAGGAGGCTATGAGAGTTCAAATAAGTGAATTGACTGTCCAAGTAACAGAATTAAAAGTTGAGATTAAATTCTTGAGGGAAGAAAACCAGAGGCTTAGAGAGGAGAGCCAAAACAAAAACAATTATATAGAGGCTGATCGCCCTGTTTAAAGTCATTCTTATAAATATGAAGGCTTCTCTTCTCTCCGTTAGGTCTACGAATCACCCCGGATAAATACTTGCTACCTTTTTGATTTGTCTTGAGCCAGAAAGCCCCGACTTCGTCTCTTTGTGAGTCCCCAAAAATTCGATAACAAACCTTATCAGGTAACCTCTTACCTTCTAAACGATTGTTGAAAATATGAAAACATTCAGGTTTACCTTCTTCAAACGCGATTAAACCGGATAAATACTTATTTCCCGAGATATCCTTTTTGATCCAAAAACCACCAATTCTCTTGTTACTCCATTCACTTGAAGAGTTCTCCTGTTGCTCTAAGGAAGTCTGATTTATTTTTGGATGAGATTCTCTGATATTGACGTTTGAATCTTCTATAATTCCTTCTGGATGTCGGGTCTTCATTAATTAATAGTAACGCTTTTCTTATTTTTTTGCAAGTCTTTCCACTCATAATTTTGCTATGTAACTTTCTGAAACCTTTATGAAACCTAATCTTTTATAAAGGCTTTTTACTTTATCTTTTTTAGGGGATTTTTCTGAGATGCCCATAGATATATTCTCAAAGCCGTTATTTCTTGCGAATTTTATTGCGGTCGCAAACAGCTTGTAGCCAACCTTGGGGTTAGCTGATAACCAAATATATTCAGAAAAAACTTCCACTCCATGTTTAGGACTAGTGTCTTTGAGAAAAATGATACCTGCATCATATTTTTGCTGGTCATTTAGATTAGCCCAGACAAACACATTGTAAGTCAACATTTTATCATGTCCAAAAGCTTTTTTTAACGTATCTACGTTATTTGGCAAAAGATGATAATAGTTATTAGACTCTTCGTTAAGCTGTAGGTATTCAGTAATATCATCTACAGCTTTATTGAAGTGTTGTCTGCTAATTATTCTTTTGATCATTTATGGACAAGAGCAATCAATTTGCGAACTTCTTTAGTCGGAATGTCTTTCCAAGACTTCCAAGTCTTTATAGCTTCTACATCGTAGTTGTAGACCTCCTCTTTATACATCCTCCTAAGCAATTCTAAAAAGTCCTCAAATGAGGATACGCTCTTCTTAGATAAGAGGCTCTTTTGTAGGAGGCCAATAGGTGTTGTAGCTGCAGCCTCGACAGACTCTACAGAGACGCTATTGTTTGCCCCTTTAGACTTGTCTATCTCATCAGCTCCTACGATATGAATATTCAAAAAGTTTCTAACGCAACGAACAAAAGCCCTGTTGCAAGCTATTGTCTCTAGGAACTTAGAAGCGAATGAGTCTGTATTATCTAAAGTAGCATTAGCTACGTCTTGATAAGTCACACGTTCTTTTCCGCTCTCATAGTTAGGCGACCAAATAATCTCACAAGAGGCTATAACATAAGTCTCTGATAAGCTTTCGGTTTTAAAGGAAACGCTTTCAAAACCTCTAAGTCGGGCAAGCTCTTTGATGCCCCCAAGCATGATCAGAAGTTGATTATCAGCTAAACCCTCAGAAGAATCAGGCATTGGCTTGTTTCTATAGTTAAACCAATCGCGGTTTGGGTAAAGGAACTCAGGCTTAATCATAGCTCGCCAATTGACCGAGCCGTCTCCATTAAAAATGTAATCAACATTCTTTAACAAGCCGTATTCATCCCTTTCGTAGAGATCAGGTCCAAATAACTTCTTTTTGACAGCTTTTTTAGCCACTTTCTTCTTGCTCATAAATATAAAAATGTTTGGATTCTTCCCAGTAATCACTACTATCAATTACTTTATCGCAGGAGTCAAGCCCTTTTTTGTAATGAGCGTAACTGGTGTAAACTTTTTCACCTTCAACGATTTTTTTGTTAGTCAAAAACTTAGCGTTTTTAGGGCAATCGAATTTATCTTTATCATCATCTTTGAAGTGAACCTGCTGATCAAAATACTTATTCCTCAATTCAGGCAACTCCTCTTCTTTATCGGATAAAAGAATAAAACTAATATTTAATTTCCGTAAAGCCTCAAAATATTCCTCTGGGATTGTGTCGTCCTTATCTTGAATTGTGTATATGATCCTTTTTATATTGTCTTTAAACTGAAGTAACATATTAACCTGTACTAGTTGATCTGTTACCAACACCACTTCATGTTTGGCGCAATAATACAACAGAGGCTCTTCCTTTACCCCGTAATCTATACGGACAAAGATACTTTTTGGCAAACCCTCTACAATCGAAGTAGGGACAACCTCCACAATTTTCTGATAATAAGAGTCTCCAATATTTAATGTTTTAAAATTAAAATTTAAATGGCCTAAATCACAAAACTCTAATATTTTTTTGCAAACTAACTCTGGTTTTATTGAATCTATTTGTCTTTGCGGGTCAACGCTTGAGAAACACGGTTTAAGATCCCAATCTGGTTCTAAGAGAGCTTTATTTTTGTAACTCCCCCAAAAAGGTTTCGTGTTGCTCGCATAATTACTTCCATATAAAGTGATAGTCTTTACATTTTGAGAGCTGGCATATTGGGATAAGTAACTATCAGGCCCGATATAAAGCATACTTTTAGAGACGATATAAGCTTCATTCTTTAAACTGCAACTTAAGTGCCTATTAGCCCCAAGGATTGGTTTTTCACCTCCAATTTGGTATATTTTAATATTATGCTCCTTCAATGTCTCGCCTATCAACTGGAAGACTGTAGAATAGTGTTTGTAAATTTTTGATTGGTTTAGCTCTCCATCAAAAAATACTATAAATTTCTCATCTAAACATGGGAAAAAATGCTGTTGGATATCCGGCTTTGAGACCTTTACACCCAAACTCTTTGAGTATTCATGAAGTAAGTGAGACATTATGTAAATGAAAATTCGTGTTTAGTAATTCCATTATGTGTGAAGGACACTGTTTTTTGAGTAGTTGCGTGAGGATAGAATGCTGCTGCGAAAACCCCTTCTGAATTTCCGACGCCTTCCAAATCTAAACAATTCTCAATATCTTCGCTATACTTTAGAATCTTAAATATATAAGGACTGTCCTCAATAAACTCAAAGTATTCCGGCTTTGTAAAAAAATAAATATTATAATCTGAATAAAGCTTTTTTAATCTTTTCATCAGGGAGTTGACCAGTAGCACATCCACTTCGGATTGAGGGACAATAACAGCTATTCTAAAACCCTTATCTTTTTTACTGAGTAAATCTTCTAAGTTAGGAGCATTATGTTTTTTGATCTGCTGGTTAGCTACATTTTTAAACTTAGCGACTATGGATTCTAGTTTTTCTCCTGATTTTATTTTTTCTACCCAATGCTTAACTGCGGCAGAATTTTTATCGACATCTTCATCTAAAATATTTTTATAGATGTTGATTATAAGGTCTTCCTTCTCTGCACAAGGTTCAGCTTCATAACTCAAGTTATAGTCTCTGTGTTTTGATTCGTAATCGTAATCAACAGCTGGCATATTGTCGATAATTTCTTCCAGCTTTTTACCAACCACTTCAACAGAAAAATTATCAATAACCCATTGCCGAGCTATTTTACCCATTTCACTTCTTTGTGAAGAGGGCATCTCATAAACTCTTTTAATTTCTTTGGCAATTGAATTAGCGCAGGTTGAAGCTTTAATAAATTGAGTTGCAGGTTCCCTATACTCACTCCAATCAAGGGGGATGCCGCCACTCTCTTTAGTGCAGTTATCTTCTCCGCATGAGTAGTCGGTAACTAAAGTTATAAGCTCTGTGAGTTTAGCCTCTTGAATTGGTATCTCCTGCCCACCACTCGTAAATGGGTGACAGTATAAATCCATAAGATTATAAATTTCATTGAGCTGTTTTTCACTTACCCCTTTTTTAGTGCTTGTCGTGTTTACAGTTTCTTTAGAGCCGCAATTACGACAGTCTTTTTTCTGAGCTTGATAAGCTGATATATAATAAGTCCCACAATTAGAACAAACATATGTAGTAAGTATGTCTGCCCTGCTTAAGTTTTTTTCAGAAATGAGTCTATTGATATCCCACCCCTCCAACCAATGAGTGTGTAGAAGGAGTTTAGCTTTAGACTTCGGATTTTTACTCTTAAAAATTTTAAAACCTTCTAATAGATTAGGCACAGATTTCCGAAGCTGGTTTCTAAAAACAAAACCTATAATAAACTCATCAGATAAACCGTGATACTCTCGTAAGTTTTTGCGTTTATCGTCTGGAAGTTTAACGAAATTACTATGTTCTACCGACCCTCTAAGAGTTTTTATATGGTCGTAACCAATTTCATTCATAGCCTTTTCTGCAAAGGAGGCCCAAACATAATAATTCTTAGTCTTGGGCGCGTATTCAATAGCTTGAGGTAGGATAGGAAGGCTATCTAAGGTGGTCCAAATCATACAGTTGATCTTGTTCCACCAAGGTTTAACGTGATAATCTTTAAAAGCCCATATATCCTCCATGCCAATATACACATCAGGCTTAAACTCTTTTACAGCCCTATCAACAGCTGAGAAACCATAACCCTCCTCTCTCTGGCGTTGCTTATCTATTCTAGATAAGGAAGCTTTTGATGGCAAAGACCCAACAGCTTGCCAAGGCATTAAAGATAATTGAGGAGCTGACCACTCCAACCCATTAGCTAACTCAATCAATTCATACTTGCCTGTATTATGCAGGTAACGCATGATATTCTTTTTATTCTTCCCAAAACCTGTAAAAGCTTTGCAAGAATTAGAGTGAATCAGAACTTTTTTCTTCACTATCGCGATTTAATTTCTTCGTTTCTGGTCATGCGAAAAGCATAAATCTCCTGTAAGGCGAACCTAAAAAATTCAAGTAAGCAGTAAGCTTCAGACATCTCCACCCCTATCCCGAACTTGTTTGTGGAGTTCCTGATGATACCAAACGAAAAAGCATTAGACCTCCCCTGTCTCTCCCAGAGTTTAAAAGAGATTTGGGTTTTATTATCTTCATAAGAGTGATATGCAGAAAACTCCGTGCATTTTTCGATAGCGTGGATTAGACCTCCTATCTCAACTTCATTAAGCTTAATAGAAATTGAGGTTTCTGGGTTCTTAGCGTTTTGAGAAAAAGACCCAGTCTTCTTTTTGTCATCCCAAGAAAACTGCCTAACCGCCCTAACATAGACGCAAGGTTCACCTTTCTGATTACCGTTACCAATATCGCAGCTAAAAGCGCATCCAGTATTTCTGGGGTTAGGTTTATAGAGCTGAACAATCATAAATGATGATACATAAAAGGGCTTATAATTCAACAACTAATGTTTGATGTCGTCCCCAAAGACAGGCTCTGTGATATTACTTAATATGAAGTCTCTATTCTCTTTGAAGACGGGTATTTTACAAAGCCTTTTATAGCTTTGAGAAAAAGAATCTATGATGTTTATTATTGTTTCTACCCTCATTGACTCGTAAACATAAACCTCTTTTAGGTATTGTAGTAGGTAATACAAAGCTCTCCTCCTTAACTCTACTTCATAGTAAGCATCGTATAAGTTTTGATTTAGATTCACCTGACACTTCTGAGATACGGTTTTTAAAAGTTGTTTTTCAGCCGCTTGGTTTAACCCAAAAAACAAAACTATATTGGCTATATCTGAATAAAAGTGACCTTTACATGCAAATCTCAAGTCTTTGAATAGAAATTTATCACCAGAGGTGAATATTGAGTTCTTAGTTATGTCTCCAAGGATGTTTCCAGTAGATAACTTGGGTAATTTTTCCAAACGGTCTAATATTTCTGATTTCAGTTCACCTATAATAAATTTACATTTTCGATAATCCGAATTGTTTTTGATAAAACCTTTTTGATCGTCATCAAATATCTGGTCCATATCAGCACTGATTACAGAATCTTTTACTATGGTTTTGTAGAGAATCCTGTAGTTTGAGTGAGAAGCAAAATCGGCATAACAATCACAAAACAAATTTAAATCACTAGACAAAATAGACCTGCCATAATCAAATAAAGATTCAGATAGATCTGATTGACAAAGTAGGAAGCAAACTTTGTCTCCTACTTTCACAGTATCGCTTTTGACATATCTTGGGGAGTATTGAGATTTACAATTCTTTACGTTTTTTATTTCTCTTAAGAAATTTTTACTTTCATAATCTAAAGAGAACTTTAAATCTAACCCGTGAGTATCACCCCTTATGGTATAAAAATCGTAATCCTCTTCAACATAAAGAAGAGATAGTTTACTATCGTTAATTGTAGTGTCACAAGAATCTAATATCCTAGATACAATTTTCCGTTCTACTTGAGTAGGATCACTACTAACAGGTAAATTATACAGTCTATCCCTAAATATTGAGCTAATGTCCACAGATGATTATAATAAAAACCCGCCCCTTTTAAAGGGCGGGTTTCGTATGTTTTTAACGATGAACGATGACACCAAATAAAATTTAACGAACTCGACCAAAAGTGCGAGAACCTGAGCGTACACCAGAAATGCTGGTTTTAGAGAAACGCCGGGTACGATTAAAATTGCGGTCATAAACCACGATTGTTTGATCCGTTTCGGATTGGAGCTGAGCGTTTAGTGATTCACCCTGCTTTGTATATAGACCAAAGAAACGGCCTTTTGAATTACGAATAGCTTTTAAAACTGACTTACTCATATGTGTATATTAATAGATCTTTATAGTTTTGTCAACCACTTTCAACGATATTTTTTTATTTTTTTCTCCATCCATGATGTGAGAGGCTAGAGGAAACTGTATCAGCTTCACCACTAAAGACTTTATGTTTCTTGCGTTTAGCTTCTTAGATTTAATCTCTTTGACAAGAAAGTTCTTTATAGATCTAGGAACAGATAAGTTTATACCTTTGCTAGCTAAACGACTTTTAATTTTATTTATTTCTACCCCTACGATATTAGCCATAATATCGTCATTTAAAGGGTTAAAGATTAAGGTGTTTTGAATTCTAGCTATTAGCTCCGGCCTTAAGTAATTAGACAAACTCTCTTTATAAGAGTCTCGCTCGTTGTTATCGCTGACAAAACCTACAGAGGTTTTAGAAGCTTCTTTATGCCCTATATTGGTCGTCATCACGATAATACATTTTGAGAAGTCTACACGCCTATTTAAGTTGTCAGAAATGTAGCCCTCATCCAAAAGATGTAATAGTAAGTCTAGAATCTTTGGGTCACACTTCTCAATCTCGTCGAACAAAACCACAGAATTCGGGTTATTACTAACAAAATCACTTAGGACGCCCCCTTCTTCATAACCAATATAACCAGCATTAGCACCAAGCAGTTTAGAAATACCAGTTTTATCTTGATACTCACTCATATTGATTTGCAGTATTGATTGCTGATTCCCAAAGAAATGTTTTGCTATGTTCTTTGCTGTAAACGTCTTCCCTACACTCGTTGGCCCGACAAACAAAAAATTAGCTAAAGGCTTATTGGGGTCGTTTAAGCCGACCTTTACGGAAGAAAGGATACTGTAAATCCTATCTAGAGCTTCATCTTGCCCAAAAATCTCAGACTTCATTTTTTTATTGAAATTAGAAAAAGATTTTTTACTTTCCCCAATGATTTTTTTAGGTATACCGGTTTTTTTCTCAAAGACCTCAAGTATTTGATTCCTAGAAACCCTCCTTTTCTTATCCTCTTTATTCATGTAAGAAACCAAATCCTCAACATACTCTTTAATAAGTTTCTCAGTCTCGACCTCACTTTCTAAATTTGTGTCTTTTTTAGAAAACTTGTCTCTAATACAAGCCAACTCATCGTCAGGGTAATCTTGCTCAATTTTAGCTTTAGCTCCAACTTGGTCAATAATATCAAAAGCTTTCTCAGGAAACTTTTTATTTGATAGGTAGGTCTCACTAAGGTCTAAAATGTCTTTAATATTGCTTTTGGAATATTTAACCTTATGAAAGTTTTCATAGTATGAGAGGCTGTTTTTAATCATTACCTCAGTCTGCTTTTTTGTAGGCTCTAAGACTTCAACCTTATCAAACCTCCTCTTTAATGCTGGGTCTTTACCAAAAGATTTTTCGTATTCTTTGAAGGTCGTCGCCCCTATACATTTAACTTCCCCCCTAGCCAGAGCAGGTTTTAGCATGTTTGAAGCGTCTATACCGTTATCGCTTGAATTCCCAGCACCCATTAAAGTATGTATTTCATCAATAAATAGAATTACTTCAGGGCGGTCTTCGATCTCTTTTAATAAACCTTTAAACCTCTCTTCAAACTGTCCTCTATATTGAGTCCCAGCGACCATTGAGGCTATATCGACACTGTACACAGTGCATACGCCAATATGAGCGGGAACTTCATCTTTGATTATCTTTTGAGCTAAACCTTCAACAACAGCAGTCTTCCCCACTCCAGAATCACCCAATAACACAGCGTTACTTTTATTCTTTTTAGATAAAACTTCAATCAAGATATCTATTTCCTCATCTCTTGATGTTATAGGGACTTGGTTTTCTTGTGCGACCTGTTCGTTCAGATTTAAACAATATTCAGATAAAAATTTTGAAGGCTTCCTCTCTAAAGACCTTTCTAGCTTTTCTATAAAACTTTCTGAGTCAAGATCTTCAGGATCTAAAATAGAAGATTTAGGGATAACTAAGTTAGCGTCTATAATCAATTCAAGCAGGACTTCAGACATATGCAAGATATCACAAGTATCAGATTGCATCCCTTTGCAAAATTGTGATCCTAAAAGACAATAAAGTATATGATCAACCCCGACAAAGAAATCTTCGTTATCATCAGCAAACAATTTTGCATCAGCTATAATGTCATTTAGTTCAGAATGCCAAGCGTTATCATTTTTGGATCTTAAAAAATAGTCTTTATTATCTTTACAAAAACTTTTAAAATCTTTTAAATAGTATTTAGGCGGGTACTCGATCCCCCTGCTCTCAAATAGTAAATCTACCCTGTCAGAAAGATTGCATAAGCACCCGTAAAATAAATGAGGTATTCTAATTAATTCGTGACTATTTGAAGCTGCGAAGAGTTTAGCGTCCCTTATAGCCTTCTTAGCTTTTGGGGTAAGATTATAATCAGTTAAAGACATCATATATAACTACGCTTATTTTACCTGAGAAAGCTTCATGTAAATTTTATCTTTTAAAGTATTAACGGTGTTTGCGAAAATAATATCATCACCTTTACTTCCAGTAATGATTACGACATCATCTTTCTTGGGCAACTTATTACCTGCATTTAAGTAAGATGTCAAGCGAGACTCTCTATTACTATCCATAAATAGGACATTAATAATACCTTTTTCATCATGTAGTTCTAACCTAGCATATTTGTTGCCATTTCTACTAGTTCTCTTTATTATATCCACTAAAACACCAACACATCTTACTTCAGATCTTACCCCAGCCATCTTTACAGAATCAGAACATTGGTAATCTTCAGGATGTTTAAATATATCCCTAATAGTATAGGAATAACTGTAGCCTAGAAGTTGAGTTTCGAAATACCAATTAGCGTACTTTATAGATTTTCTATTCCGCTTTAATATTTCTATATAAGGCTCTCTTTTCTTTTTTATAGTATTGATCCTTCTATCTGAGAATATTCTTTTATTATCATCCCCAATTAATTCTTCTGAAATAGCCTTGTCTATAGAGCAGCATATGTCATACTTATGCTCTTTGCCTAAAGCTTTAAAGTTCCTCTTCTCTCTATCTGTAAGAATATTAAAAGTCTGAGCTTCTAAAACCAACTGGGATCTGTTAGCTGTAACGAATGAATCTAAAAGCCCAGCTTGAATCAAAGCTGACAACACCCCTATATTAACTCCAGCCTGTTTAGCTGCCGTAAAGACATCATACTTATTTTCAAAAGAATCCTCTCTAAACTCCAACAAATGCTTCAAGACCTTCTCAGAGACCCCTTTAATTGAGTTCAACCCATACCTGACATCCTTTCCTTCTATTTTGAAGTCTATATCTGATTTATTTAGATCAGGAGGTAGGAGTTTGATATCGAAATCCATCAACTCTTGAGAAATTTTAGATATCTCTTCATGGCTATTTGGTTCAAACTTCGTGAACTTCAACAGGCTTAAAAAGAACTGTTGTGGATATTTGAATTTTAAATAGACCGTAATGGCTGCTAGATATGCATAACTAATAGAGTGAGATTTGTTGAATGAGTAGTTCGCAGAGTCTTCCGCAACCTTCCACAAAACATCCGCTATAGCAGGATCTGGATTTTCAAGCTGGCCTACTTTTTCAGTTATTTTAGTTTTCCAAGCTGGCATTTGGTCTATTTTTTTCTTTCCAACAATACGCCGAAGCTGTTCCGCTTCATCTAAGCTAAAGCCAACTTTGACAGCCATCTTCATTAACTGTTCCTGATAAAGGGGGATACCTCCTGTATAGTTCAAAACAGAATCGAAAAATTCATGTACCGACTGAGATTCTCCAGTCTTAACGTATTCAGCATACCTATCTTTGAAGTCCAATGCTCCGGGTCTAGCAATAGCTACAACAGCAGAAAGCTGCTCAAGGTTCCTTGGGGCAACGCTTTGACAGACTTTGAAGTTTGTATCCGCTTCTATCTGGAATAAACCTTGTGGGTTCTGTAGGTTAGCCAAAGCAGTATAAATTAAAGGGTCATGAGGGTTTATATTATCTACATCTATACCTAGACTATTACAGACATCATTAACAACAGACAAAGTCCTGAGACCCAGAATATCAAATTTCACACTTAAACTTGCGACGTCATCCATGTCGTAACCAGAAACCAAAGAGTCATCATTAGTCTTTTGTAGAGGCATGATATCCGATTGCTCATAATAGCAAATTGAAATCCCTGAAGGATGGACACCTGTATTTTTCACTAAGCCTTCTAGCTTCTTAGCTATCTTAAAAGCTTTTGGGTGATTATCTGCGTGTTTTTTAAACGATTCACTCTCTTCATAAGCAACTTTTAATTTAGCCACCTTCCCGAACTGTTTCGGAATACTGTCGCTTATTTGGTTTACGTCCGTCTCATTAAGTTCAGATACTATCTTACCACATTCCTTCATGCACAGCTTACCACTAAGAGTATTGAGAGTTAGGATCTTAGACGTTCTCCCTTTGTATTTTTCTTCGATATATTTAACAACTTCGCTCCTGCGATTATAAGAGATATCATTATCAACATCAGCAAGAAGAGACCCATCAAGGAAAACTTCACCATCATGCTCAATTTGTTTTGCTCTACTTCTAGATACGAATCTTTCAAAAAATAAGTCATATTCAATTGGGTCAATATTTGTTACGCCTAAAAGATACAAGACTAACGAACCTGCTGCAGA